CAGACCAGTAGGGTCGCGGCCTTTACATCGTCCACCGTCACGTCACGCAGGGCTAGCTTGCGGGCGTGTGCTATCTCGTTATCGTACAGCCTGACCTGCCCTGTCGCGGACATCACGTTAGAGATGAAGGCGTTGCACAGACTTGCCGCTGTTAACTGGATTTCGGTTAAGTTTTGGCCACTCTCGTCTGCCAAGGCTCGCGCGTGAGCATACTGTCCTGCACCCCTCAGACTCCCCTTTTCTTCTATGTGGTCGTCATCTTGGTCACTGCGTAGCTGTAACGGCTTGGCTATGTGTATCTCTTCATAGGTTGGCAACGGTTCATCACCATCCCACAGCACTTGATAGCGGTTAGTTTTCCACCCGCTTTCGGCCTTCTGGTAGTCCTTGCTGTGCAGTTGCCGCACATACTTGCCAGACTTCAGACGCTTCATTGCTTCATGCACGCTCTTTCGCTCTGCATAGCCGCTCACATTGCACAACGTCTCCATGCTAGGCCAACATACACCTGCACGGTTAACGAACGCACACAGGGCTCCTAGCACCCTTAACTCACGTTCTTTCAACTGCTTGTCGCTGAACGCTCGCATAGGCACAACTGAGTAAGGGCGCTTGTTCTCATCAAAATGGGATTTCATCATCAATCAGTTTCTCCGTTGGTGTGACCTTGGTCACTGTTGCCCCAGGAAATGCATCTTTCACTGCATTCACTAGACTTGCTTTATCCGACCATGCCGCGATTATAGACGCCACTTCTTGCACGCTGTACACCATGGCGTCAGGCATATCTTTCTTGATGTTGCTGACCTCGTAGTAGTCCTTGCATATCGCTACCACCTGACCTTCGCCATTCACCGCTGTCCACGCTATCCCTTCCAATGGCTTTGCACCCATCTCGATAGCTTTCGCCTCTAGCGCTTTGTAGGCACGTAGTGTCACTTCAACCTGATGTTCAACGTCAACTGGTGTGCCCTTCTCGATAGCATGGTTTAGCTTATCCATCTGTGACCAGAACCTATCACGCAGTTGCTCGTCAACTAGCAATGGCAATCTCTCGCATCCCCACTTGCGTTCATACTCGCTGACCACTTGGTCATACGTTGTCAGATGGTTCTGCACCTTACGATAACTAGCCTCGCCAGTTACCGCTGTTCCTTTTAATCTTCTCAGCGCTGTGCTGTCTGGTTTCTTTGGTCTTCTAGCCATGTGTACCTCCATGCGTGTGAAATGTGATTGTACTATAGTAACAATCACACATCACACACGATATGTGAACAATCACACCTTGTGTGAAATAAGCCATATTACAATCACACATTTCCGTCTATCTCCTTGTATTCCCATACTTTATTATCTTCGACCACAATCACACCCTTGTTTTGCAAGGCCGCACGCGCATCACGGCGTTTCCCTGACGTCACATCGGGCGTTTTCATCTTGTGTGCGTCGTGCCACGTCGACACTGGTATGCGGTCCATGTTCATTTGTACGCAGGTATTGCGCAATGACTGCAACGCGATTTGCTGTTCCGCTGTCAGCTTTACCCCACGCTTCTTCTTCGGCTCTGGCGCGTCTATCGCCTTCATCACCACCGACACGTCATCTAGCAACGCCACTGGCACCATCTCGAATGTCTGGTCTGGCGTCGGCTCCGCATCCTTTTGTTTCTCGACCATCATGGTCACGCTGTCCTCGTTCTTGCTGATGCGCACAGATGTGTCTACCGCACCAAGCAATGCCGTAGAACCACGCATCCCTCTGGCCGCGTCCTTGCCGCTGTGGTGCACCGCTATCAGCGCACAGTTGCAATGCCGCTTCACCGCCTCACAGGCATCCACAAACATACCCATGTCGGTTGCGCTGTTCTCATCACCGCCAAGCAATGCCCTCGCGACTGTGTCTACGAAGACCGCCTTGAACGTCTTGCCCAAGCTGTCGATGGTACGCAGTAGCTTTTCAACGTCGTCCATATCTCTGAACCGCACCGCTGTGGGCAGAACATAGAACGGCACATCCTCGGTTTGGTGATAGTGCATTTGCCACGCCTTGATACGTTTACCCAGACCGCCAACGCCCTCACCCGCGATGTAGAGCACAGCGCCCTGCTCGACAGGTCTGTTGTGCCACGGCACACCGTAGGCGACGCTGAGCGCGATATCTATCGCCAAGAATGACTTGCCCGCGCCTGGCTCACCATATAGCACGGCAAGACCATGCTTTGTGAGCACGCCATCCACCAAGAACTCGACAGGCGGCATGGTGCGCAGGTAGTTGATGTCGTATATCTCGAACACATCCTCTTGCGGCTCGTTGTCCTGCTCTAACTCGACCTCTGGTGCGACCGTGATTGGCTCTGCATTGGCTACCAGTTTGGCTAGCGTCTCTTTGTTGCCGCCATTCTTGAACCAGTCGAACACATCTTGCTTGTCTGATAGGTCAGGCAGGTCAACGCACTTGATTTCGGCAGCCGATGGCAGAAGGTTCGCCACAACCATGTCAGCGTGTGCCTTGCCCGCCTCATCGGCGTCGGGCAAGACCACGACCTTGCGACCTTCGAACCACTGGTTTAACTCTTCTGCCCACTTCTTGGCACCGCCGTGACTGGTCGTTGCGATGGCGCCGTGTGCCTTGAGCATATCTGCACACTTCTCGCCCTCGACCACGAACACTGTCTTGTGTGGGTTGGCCATGATGTCTGGTAGGTTGTACGGCACAGGCACGACGTCCTGCATATTCCACAGCCAACCACCATTGCCGTCAGGTCTGCGCTGTCTAAATGTCTTCGGCTCATACCGCACGACTTGATATGTGACTTCACCATGTTGGTCAACGTACTCATAGATTTTGCTGATATACTTCGCAGGTTGTATCGCGTTCTGCTTCTGCTTCGCGATACCGAATTGCTTTTCTAGGATGTCTGGCAGACTGCGCAGTGTTGCGCCTTCATATACGCGCACCATGTCGATGACCCCGCCGCCTTCGTTAGCCTCGAAGTCAAACCATGTGCCCTTGCGTAAGTCTACGCTCTTCGAACCGCGTGCACCCCAACGCAATTCATGCCCTTTTTTCTCGCGAGGGTCGCCCCAATAGTGCTTAGCGACTGCCTCTATATATGCGCTTATGTTAGACATTATCTTCCCTTCACCCCCCATAATAAAAAGAGGCGCCGCGGCGGGAGGAAGAAACCGCGGCGCCTCATGCTGACTAGAACAGGTCGGAACCTGTCACGTCAGGCGCAGGAGCGGGTGCGGGCTCCGCGCTAGGGGCAGGAGAGGTTGCCCCATTCTCAATGTTAGACCGCGCAGTCCAACTGGTGATTGACCACTCAGGCACCTTGAAACGGTTCTCGCCCTGCGGTGTGTTCACCGTGATTGTCTTTGTTCCGCTGATTGTGACGACAGGAACTTCACCTGGATGTGCGCCACGCTCTGCTGTGAACTGGTCATGCAACGCATCGAACTGACGGATGACAGTCTTTGCTTGCGATGAGAACTCGCGATGACCGATTTCTTTGCCGTAGATGCGGATGCGGAAAGCTTGCTTGTGCTCGTCCGTCGGCTTCTGCGGCATCGGCTCACCAATCTTTACCATGGCAAACGATGGTGCACCAGATGCAAAAGACAGCCAACCCACTTCAAGTGCGTCGAAGTCCATCACGACTGTGAGGGGCAGCGCCATCTCATGGTCTGACTTTTGCCACTCACCTGTGGCGCTTTGTGTACGGTCTTGGCGAATGAAATCGCCCGCCTTTGCATCAAACTTGATGATTGGGATGATGTCGCCACCGCCCCCGCCTTCACTTACTAAACCTAAAGCCATAATTCTTTTTCCTTTTACGCTTTAAACTGACGAGATGCGCCCGCCTCGCATTGCCCTATGGCAATTCCTATCTGCTTGGCAATCTGCGGTACAATCGCATTGCCTAGCCCTTTAAGTCTGTCCACCCTTCTGGGTATCCCATGAGCCACTCGACCCACGTCGGGTTCAGCGTCCCAGATGCCCATTCCTTCGGTGTTGTGCCACGAATTGCAGGGTGATTGCCTAATTGTTTCTGCATCTTGCCATTTGGCGTCCCTGCGGCGTCCTCGTTGGCTGTCGGTGTAGGCCACAGCCTTGCTTGGTCCGCTAGGTTGGCCCCGAAGGTCTGGTCTGGGTTCGTCTGACTGATGCGTCTGCCCTGCTCGTTCAGCTTTCGTGGCCCACCTGTTCCGTCTGTCGTGCGTGGCGTTGCCCACAATCCAAACCCTGTCACGTCTGTGCGGGGCGCCGACGCCGCAAGCAGGAACAACAAACGCCCGCGCGGCGTAGCCTTCGCTTTCCAAGTCAGCGAGCACGTCGTCGAGCCCCATGCTGATGTGACCATAAACGTTTTCGAAAACGACCCAAGAGGGTCTTTTGAATGCAACAATTTTGCGGATGTGCGGCCAGATGTGACGAGGGTCCTCTTGTCCACGACGCTCACCTGCGAGGCTGAATGGTTGGCATGGGTAGCCTGCTGTGATGATGTCACAGTCGGGAACAAGTCTTTCTGGGTCATTTGCAAGCACCTTTACATCTTCTTCAATTGGCACATCAGGCCAGTGTTTGTGCAGTACATCTCTGCACCATCTCTCCGTGTCGCAGAAAAGCACAGGCTGTGATAACCCCGCCCACTCGAAGCCAAGCGCGAAGCCGCCAATGCCACTGCATAAATCAACGTGCCTAAACATTGTCCCCGCCAATGCACGCTGAGTTTGTGACATACATATAGTCGTCACCGAACTGCTCGCGAAACGACCTTATCCATTTCAACTGCTGTTTCGCAATCTCTAAATCACACGACGACTGCTTTTCATACTTGCCAATCTCATCAAGAAAACAGCGGTTGCTACTATCAACGCCAAACGTGTTGACCATGCAAATTATAACTAAACCTTCAAACATCGCTCATCATCTCCCTTGCTATCATGCAAAACTCGTCGAACGTCATCTCACAGGCATATCGCCAGTCATACTGCTCGGCAATGTCCAACGCGGGTTGAAAGCCAGACAGACCCACCAAGCAAGCAACTGGCACACGCCAACGCTCTTCAAGTCTGTCTGCTTTATACACAAGGGCAGGTAGTTTACCCGCCTTCGTTGCGCTCACGCACACTTGTTCCCACCATTTAGGGTTAGCGAAAGCGCTTGTTGTTCTGTATCTCTTGCATTCAATCACGAATGGGAAGGCGTCATCTTCGCAGATAACATCGGCGAAACCTGCTTCGGCCCACTGGTCGAGCACACGCTTAAACTTCATGCCGAGCGCCAAATCAAGACGCTTGCGCACGTCGTTTTCGTAGGTTTTGCCTTTGGTTCTGCTGTTAACCATTACCTGACCTTACGCGCTGCCGAAATCAATCTGTCGAGCTCTTCGCCGTGCTTGTCCATGCGCTTGCTCAATTCTTTCTCTAAGATTTCGTCAGCTAGTGACGCCATAGAACGGTGCGCAGACTGTGCCACAGCCGCTTTCAGCATTGAAACTGTGCGGTGTCGAAGCCTCAAAAGTGTTGGTTTTGTCGTTGTCATGATATCACCCTGTGATTTTTTTGCTATCTAACACTTGTAAACGATATCGAGATGATATATATACTAGACATGAGGGGGACAAATGGTTGTCACCACATACCGAGAGAGGAAAGCACAATGACTAAAGTACAGAACATAATTGAACATCTAAAGCGTGAAGCCGCTAACTTGGGCTTAACTTTCGAACTTGACCATAACGGCAGGTCATATTTCATCGACATGAAAGCAGATGACGCTAAGTTGTTCGTAATCATAGGCCCACGCGGTGCCATGAAGTTTATTTCTTACATTGACCCTTTGTATACTGTTTCCACATACAAAGGCAAAAACGCTACTTATTTCAAAGTTGGCTACTTCTTTGGCGCCGTTGCTCGTCAGCGCAAAATTATTGCAGAAAGACAGGCGGCCTAACCATGACACAATATATCGCTTATTATCGTGTATCAACTCAGCGCCAAGGCCAAAGCGGCCTTGGCTTGGACGCTCAGCGCTTCGCAGTGCAGGGCTATGACATCATCGAAGAATTCACAGAAGTGGAGAGCGGCAAGAAGACAGACCGCCCACAGCTAGAAGCCGCATTGGCCATGGCAAAAGAAAAAGGCGCGACACTGTTGATTGCAAAGATTGACCGCTTGGCGCGTAACGTTCATTTCATCTCAGGTTTGCTTGATGCAAACGTCCCTATCAAGTGCGCCGATATGCCAGAAGCAGACCGCACGTTCCTACAGATGGCCGCAGTGTTTGCCGAGTGGGAAGGTCGCCGCATCTCTGAGCGCACCAAAGCCGCATTGGCACAAGCCAAAGCAAGAGGCATCACACTAGGCTCACCAGACCCAAGCAAGGGCGGTAAGGTTACAGGCAAGGCGCGTAAAGCCGCGACAGCCAAGGTAGCCCCAGAAGCCATGCCTATCATCAGAACATTGCGCAAGGCGGGTCAAAGCCTTCGCGCCATCGCATCGGCCTTGAACGAGGCAGGTATCCCATCCGCAATGGGTGGTCAGTGGTACGCATCAAGCGTGCGCAACTTAATTAACGCATAGGGAGTTAATATGACAAAGGTTGAATTGTTCTTTTCATTGATAGGTTATGCAGTGCTTAGCCTATCAGTGCTAGGTTGGGTCGACACCTTGTGGTTGTTCGGCGTCGAAGATAGCCAACGCTATACATGGTGGGGCGTCATTTATTGGTTGGGGAATTGATATGCAAATAATAACAAGACAAGAAGCTGTGCAACAAGGGTTGCCCCGATACTTTCTTGG